GTTCTTCTCAAATAAACTAGTGTACATCTTAGCGAATCGTATATTCGTGAGGTGTTTTAGGATGTAAATAGCCGCTAAGCCTTACATAGAACGTATGATAAACGATCTGAACTAAGTCCTCCAACTTCCAGTTTACGCCAAGGTGGCGAGTAGTTTACGTCAAACTGACGAACCTATACAACTCATGGTTAATGAGGTCTCCGATTTACACGGACCCAGGGCAAGGGAAATATTATAAGAATATTTTATATTGTTTTTGTTTCCACCCGCTCACAACGACTCTTTCGCAGTTTACCAGACTGGCCCGAGTGTATATTCCCGGAGATTGTGAGTATGGAATTTTCCTAGGATGAATTGAATCAGATAGCCTAAGTACATGTATTGCGTTGTCATGCAGCAACGATCAGCGAATATATTAAATAAATTAAAATTAAGATTATAGAAAAAGAAAAAGATAAATAGAAAATAGTAATAAACGCTGGTCCCATAGTTTAATGTCTTGTGGTGGACTATACTACCTAGAAGGAACTTGTATTGATAGGAATGATCCAACATTCCATTGCTGTAGCAGCAATATAAGTTCCTCCAGTCAAACCAATAGTCATAACATTCGATACAACAGTATTACTCTGATATTCATACAGAGAAATATTGATCAATCTACCATTACCATTACCAGCATTGGCAGTCAATGCATTGGACACATTACTAGCGAAACCGCTATATCCAGTGCAATTGAGAGCCGGAGTAAAAGTTGGTTGAACCCATCCAGTGTTGCTTGAACCCTGAACATAATAGAGCACCATAAAAGCCCCTTGATAGGAACCGTTAATAATGATAGTATTAGGTCCGAGTGTGATAGAACACCCTGGGAGGCCCTGCACTGTATTAACCTGGGCTGTACCGAAATAATTGGTGGTCGATATACCAGTAGTAGAATAACTTGAAAATTGGGAGTATGACAAAGCTGTAGATCCATCAGTGATTATAGGCTTACGAAGCTCAACTTCGTAAGAAGCCCATAATTCACCGCAAACGTTGCTGGTACCTTGAAGACCAGAAGTGCAGACAAAGAGTTCACCTAAGTCATAGTTCTGTATATTACCAGCAACTGGAGCATCCCTTACATATTGAACATTGAAGGGATTTTCACGTGGATCACACTCAATGAAGTGACAAAAATCTTCTGACGGTTTAGCATCAGAAGAATAATACTCATTGAGCGCATCAAGCTTACCTGTAGGTGCAGGTAGCAAGGGGTTGTAACGAGTCGTCATTATAACCGTACCTAAAGCAGTATTGGTGCTTGAAGCAATTGCATCTGCACTTGAACTCTTAAATTCAAAAAGTAAACCTTTAAAGGTGTACTCTTGATATTGATCTGCTATGCCCGAAAGCCAAGGGAAAGTCGTAGACAAACCAGGATTAATAGGATACGATGTTTGATTAAAAACACCAGCAGTCGATGATGATACAACATCACCAATATACTCCTTGTGTCTTACAACGACTGTCTGGCCTTGGGTGTGCATATTAGGGACCTGACCACTTTTAATTGCAGAATTGTAAAGTGAATTACTCTTTACAGAGTATGCACCCAACCCTAAAATTGTAGCAGCTCGATCGCCCAAGGAGTACCCTAAATTGGCCCCTGCGGCAGGCGCTCCGGTCAACATACCAGCAGCACCTCCGCCCAAACCACCAAGTCCTCTAAGGAGAGCTCGCCCCAATGATACCTCGGTGGTAACTCTACTGACGGTAGCATTTTTCTTAGTTTTCGGCTTTTGAGCCGGAGTACTAACTGACTTAAATTTAACATTTCTTTTGTTTGGCATTGTATTGGATACCGCACGCCAAACGGGACTGTTCATCACACATATCTAACGAGGATCCGTGCAGTCTCTCGGCATTTTGTTTAGCACGTAAATATTTACAGTCGAAGACTAACGTTTTGGTCCTTAAATGTGCAACCCAATAGTGGAAAAGGGTCCACTAACCCAGTTTAACGTCCATACGACGGGTATAGATTTACGTCATCACAGACGAATACTTGTCCAATCAAACATATCTCCGAAGTCTAGCTTCGATGGGGTACAAGAAATGATGAAACTCTGGTAGTACGATTCAATATATCTCTGCATAGTTGGATCAATTCCAAAGGCTACATAGAAACTGAATCTAGTTTCATCAGGTATCTCTTCTACATATCTACAATTTAAATTCTTACCCCAGTAAGACATAGAATGGTTGGTTAGCCTAAACCGTTTAACAGTTTTGCGTTGTCTCTTAGTTATTCTCTTAGCATAATGTTTAGAAGATCGCCTAAACATCCTATAAACATCTTGAAAAATAGGCATGCCACCATGGGTGGCTATACCAGACTCAGAGATAGCTTTGAGAAAGGCCCCCTCAAGGGCAGGAGAAGAAAGGTTGTCTATCGATGTGGAATCTTTAACTAAAGCAGTAAATGGATCTCTGCACATCCTATATCCCCCATTAATCAAAACGGGATGGGTTTGGCAGAAATTTATCTTCTCTATCTCATTAACCATCGGTTCCAATTTCAGTATCATATTGAAGTGCTTAAACCAGAAACCACTATGCTTCTGGAATTGCAAAACATCCTTCTTTTCACCTATGATGGTAAAATCATCGCCGCAGTTAACAACCTCTAAATCCAAACCCATATCCTTAATAAATATATACAAGATATAACAAACTACAAATACTCCAGTCTGTGAAGTATTCATCTGTCCAGATCCCAATCCTGTCGCTTTATATTTCAAAGAACCATCTTTACTCCTACCCGTAACCTCAACACCTAACTGCATTTCACAAAGTTTCCTTAGCTCTTCAGCTTCATTACACCCGAAGAATTTAAGCACAAATCTATAATAAAGTCTCAAAGCTTCTTCGCTTATAGAACTATCAAGACGCGAGACGTCCCCATCAATGGACCAAGGATCAATGAACCTCGACCATTTCCTGTGAATTTCCCGTCCAACTTCACTATAATTCATTCCCTTCATAACAGTCTTCGAGCCAAATACACCATCGATACATCTAAAGAAAGCATGTTCAACTGCTTTTATAAACTTCCCAAAGGTCATCCCATATCTAGGTTCTGGAAATGTTATGACCCTTGGAACTGCATCGTCTTTATCTCCTGGTATATCCTTCTCTTTCTTAAGAAAACATTTGCAATTGGCATCAGCTTGAGATAGCTGGTCATTCTGTAGACTTTCATAAGCTTCTTGATAAACCTTCCTTCTACGGCCCGTATAGTGCTGAATAAATTCTTCATCAGTCATAGGGGCGATATCTTCAACAAAGTCATCAAATCGCTTCTCAAAGTCACAAAATGGGCTATCCCCACAAAAACGGAAGTATAACCCGTTTTCATGTGGAGTGTCATCAATGTAATACCACACACCATCTACCTTTCGACGAAAAGCTCTCGCTTCAACGGCTTGGGATAGATTGTGTATAGAATTATTAAAGAAAGAGACTGCTGTATTACGACCCACTCCTAGAAATGTAGTGCAAACAACCTCTTTCAAGGGAACCCTATCATGCCACACCTGTACCCTCGTCATGTCCAAATTACATTTGGTTTCACGACCAGGTGCAGCGACAGGGCCCCCTCATTGAACTTTTCGATTTTCAGGGAAAATCCACAAGGATCTACCCTGAAGGAATCGCGACCAAGATCCTATCCAAATAGGTCTCTTGTACTCACTATCCCTTTCGATTGCAGCGCTACAATATCGTATACGCAAACAATCTATATCCATATTAGTAGGACAGAAAAACATTTCAACAATGATATCAGCATGTATAAATACATCATAATCCCTGATATCAGGTTTCTTATCCCTCATAATTGAAACTATCTTCCTCTTCAACACCTTTCTATTCAAAGGGTTATTAGCATAGTCATCAATATGATGTGTTTCTCTGAGCTTTCGAAGTACATGAACTCGAAATCTAGTATGGAGCGTGTTCCTAGATGGTACTCCTGAGGGAGGAGTGTCATCAAAATCGTCGTCTACCATTCGATCAACACTATTCACTACCCGGTCAAATTCTGGATTGGTAAATACAAATCGGTTAGCCCAATAATACTTATAGGCGCCAATGAGTATCTTGTAAATAATTACAGTCCAGAATGAGAACCAACACAACAAGAATAAACAAATAAATTGTATAAAGAAATCATTCCATTCAACCTGAGGTGGAGTTAGTAGCGGTATAGATTGTAAAACGGGG